CGCAATAAATTTTTTTGTAGTCAAAGTTGTGAACATGCATGGTTAAACGAGCACATGGAAAACATTGAACAAGGTCGACCGATAGAGTTTATCAGACACAGACGAGAAACCCAAGGATATGCCAAGGTCAAGAACGAAAACAATAGTTATTATGGTCCAGAATATTCTATTGAAAGGGTGTGACAATTTGGACAATGGCTCATGGTTCTGGAATCTGGTATCATGAGTCATTAACAACAAAGGAGAAATATGAACGACGATATAAATGATAGATCAATCAATCCATTAATTAGAATCGCAGATACATTAGATGAAATTTTGCGATTAGTTAAAAAAGATATGGACGAGAGCAAGGCTCGTAGGGAGAAAGATATACCATTCCCAGAAGTTGAAAAACTAAGAGAGGCAGATGATATAACTGGAGATCTTTGGAAATAACTGCGACACTATGTGCAATGGCGGTAACTCCGCCATTGTGCTAATATAGGTTATTAACAAACAAGGAGAAATATATGACAGAACAAAAGACACACAAAAGAGTAAATAGATTCAGTGGCGAATCTATAATGCTTACAAGAGAAGAAGCTAAGAAACATGACGCTATATTCTATTATGAATATATGGCAACTGAGGAAGATAAAAAACTAGGTTATGGAGGTTCTAAACTTTGGGACAAAGTGAGATCCAACTTAAATTGGTTCAGAGAAAACAATGCCGATGCTTACATGGTTTTATTAGACTAGTGTCAAGATAATATTACAGGGTGCGACAAAATGTCGCACCCAAACACAGAACACATACCTCCTATGTGCGTTGGAATGTCCTGCGACAAAATGTCGCAGGGCAATAGAGGTACCAGAGCCAAACCAAAATTTGCAATTTTTTAAATAATGAATTAAGGTATAAATAAAAAGGGGTCCCTACGATACGTATTTAAACAAGGATTTAGATATTTATAACCGTAAAATAGTTATCCTTTTTAAAACACATATCAAAAAATTTTTTAAAAAATTTTTTTCGAATGCACTATGGATATAGAGAAGTTAAAAAAGTTTGAGAAATTACCACCTGATGTAAAAAGACAATTAGCTATTTATATGGCTAAATGGAAAGATAAGAAAAAACAAGCTGATGTTAAAAATGACTTTATGGCTTTTGTTAAACATGTATGGCCAGATTTTATAGAAGGCAAGCACCATAAAGAAGTTGCAGAAAAATTTAATCAAATTGCTCAAGGTAAAACAAAACGTGTTATTATTAATATGGCGCCTAGACACACTAAATCTGAATTTGCTAGTTACTTATTACCTGCTTGGATGGTAGGTAGAAATCCTAAATTAAAAATTATTCAATCAACTAATACAACTGAATTATCTGTAAGGTTTGGTCGTAAAGCAAAAGCTTTAATGGATACACCTGAGTACAAAGAAATATTTGAAACTAGATTAAATCCTGATTCCCAGGCCGCTGGTAAATGGGAAACAGAACAAGGTGGAGAATATTATGCTGCCGGTGTTGGTTCTGCGATTACTGGTCGTGGTGCTGATCTTTTAATTATTGACGATCCACACACTGAACAAGATGCAATGAATGCTCAAGCATTGGATAGGACTTATGAATGGTATACATCTGGTCCACGTCAACGTCTCCAACCTGGTGGAACAATTATTATTGTAATGACAAGATGGAATGAAAAAGATTTAACAGGAAGATTAATTAAAGCACAAAAAGAAAACAAAGCGGATCAATGGGAAGTCATAGAATTTCCTGCAATCCTACCTTCTGATAAACCCCTGTGGCCGGAATATTGGAATCTAAAAGATTTAGAATCAGTTAAAGCATCTATTCCATTATCAAAATGGAATGCACAGTATATGCAAAATCCAACTGGAGATGAAGGTGCATTAATCAAACGTGAATGGTGGCAAGATTGGGAAGGAGACTTACCAGCTTTAGAACATGTCATACAATCTTACGATACAGCATTTATGAAAAAAGAAACTGCTGACTATTCTGCAATTACCACTTGGGGTGTATTTCACCCAACAGAAGATAGTGGTCCTTGTTTAATGCTCCTGGATGCATTGAAGGGTAGATATGAGTTTCCAGAACTAAGACGTATTGCAATGGAACAATATGGCTACTGGAACCCGGAAACCGTAATCATTGAGGGCAAAGCTTCAGGGCTCCCACTTACTTATGAACTTAGAAAAATGGGAATACCAGTAATTAATTTTACGCCAAGTAAAGGTAATGATAAACACACAAGAGTTAATTCAGTTTCTCCATTATTTGAAAGTGGTAAGATATATGCACCATGTGAAATGGAGTTTGCACAAGAAGTAATTGAAGAGTGTGCTGCTTTTCCTTATGGAGATCATGATGATCTTGTGGATTCTATGACTCAAGCAGTAATGAGATTTAGACAAGGAGGTCTAATTCATCATCCAGATGATTATAAAGATGAGCCTTTACAACACAAACCAAAAGTGTATTATTAGTAATTATGGACAAAGACAAAATTCAAAGCATCGCAGAACAAATAGCAGATGATATGGGTTATGACTATTTTGATATGACTCCTAGACTGCAGTCTGTAGTTTACAAAATGGCTATGGATGATTTTTCAGATGGCATGGCTGACATGGCAGACTCAATGAGAAAAGGTGAAGCAGCCGGAGGCATGATGCGTGCTAACTATGCAATGGGTTCTGAGAATCAAGCTTCAGGAATCCAGAGTCTTAAAGGAACTAAAATGGCATCAGCTCCAGATCCAATGGCTGATAAAAATGATATGTCTATGGATTTATTTGGTAAGCCTTTAGAATTATTAGATGAAGAAGAGATGGAATATTTAGAAATGCAAATTCAAGATAGATTTGGTAAAAGAGGTGCTCCATCAATTAAAATGGCTAGTGATGATTCAGCAATGGATGAATATAAAAAATATGTTTTTGAAATGTTGGAACAAGGAATAGAACCAGTTTCATTTAAACAATTCTTAGATCAAGTTTTATCAGAAGCTAGAGGTTAGTATGGCCAAAGACATTGCGTCTTATTTCCTAGAAGAAGGACAACCAATTGTTCCTAAACCAAAACCAAAACAATATCTTAAAACTTTAGATATTTTAAATACTAAAGCAGCCGTTAATACTTTATCACCAAAAACTTATACTAATTTAGTTGGACAAACTGCAAGAAAAGCATTCGACAATAAAGAAATATCTGCGTCAGATTATTATGATACGGTTATGCCATTGTTTGGTGAGACCGGTGAAATGGTTACTGAAAAAATAGAACAGTATGATGCTGAACTAGATAGATATGCAGATGGTGGGAGAGTTAATTTTGATAAAGGATCTCCAGGTAAAAAAGGTGGTAATTATAATCCATCGGGTAAGAATCAATTTAATCCAAAAACATTAAATCAAGTTTTAGCAATATTAAAAGATCCTAAATATTCTGATTACAGTAAATCAGATTTTTATAAGGGAAAAATTATTGGAAAAAAAACTTTAGACAAATATGAAAGAGAAAATCCAAATTTAATAAAATATCCACGTTACGGCAAAAAATCCGATCCTAAAAAAACTAGAGGTACCCAAAATTTAAAAATGTCTCAGTTTAATAAATCAGCTCAAGCTTCTTCTATATCAATGGATAAAATAAATAACTTCTCACACTTCGCACCTAAACTTAAAAGTTATCTAACTTCAACACAAGACACTGGGCCATTAAAAGCAAAAGTTAATAGAGCTGCAGAAGGTTATGATAAAAAAGCTATAAAAATTGCAAAAGAACAAAAAAGATTAATTGATGAAAAACCAAAAAATTATAAATACTTATTAGAAGCTCAAAATGCAAAGGCAAGAAAACAATCAATAATATCAAATGAAAAATTAGGAAAAGAAAATAAAAATTTAAAAGGAACCCTTGGATATTTTGTAGTTAATCCAAACACTAGTGAATTTAAATTAAAAGGTGTAGATAGAGCAAAAACATTTGCTGGTATATCTGGAGAAAAACAAGAATATAAAAAAATGGATCCATCTAAAAGAGCTGCATTTGGACCTACTCAATCTAAGGTTCAAGGTATTATAGATTTAGTTAAATCAAAAGTAAAAGGTGCTGATGTCAAAAGAGCATCTAATATAAGAATTCCAGGTGGAACAGACCAACTTGTTAAAGATCCTATGAGTGGATTAATAGGTTTAATTGACGTTAAAAAATTAATTAAGAAACCTTATAATGACTAAATATCCAAAGACACACTTACTACCCCCTAAATCAGGACCCATGCCTCAGGGCTTGAATATTAAGTATAATACTGTTAAAACAGTCAAACAATCTGGAGAAAAAATAAATGGCGGATATAGACAAAGCACTTCCGAACGAAGTAAGAAAAGAATTTAATATACCTGGTGAAGAAGAGATTCAAGAACAGGTAGAAGAAGAAGTAACATTACAAGAACAATTATCTGAACCAGTTGAGGTTCAAGAAAATGAAGATGGTTCAGTTGATATTAATTTAGATCCAAAAGCAGCATCACCTGAAGGAGGTGATGAGCATTATGCAAACCTTGCGGAATTTTTACCTGATGATGTTTTAGGTTCATTAGCTTCTGATTTAAATAGTAAGTATATGGATTATTCTTCTTCAAGAAAAGAATGGGAAAAAACTTATACTAACGGTTTAGATTTATTAGGTTTTAAATTTGATCAAAGAACAGAACCTTTTTCAGGTGCTTCTGGTGCAACTCATCCAGTTCTTGCAGAAGCAGTTACTCAGTTTCAAGCATTAGCTTATAAAGAATTACTTCCGGCAAATGGTCCAGTTAGAGCTCAAGTTTTAGGAATGCCTACTCCTGAAAAAACACAACAAGCAACTCGTGTTAAAGATTTTATGAATTATCAAATAATGGAAAAGATGAAAGAGTATGAGCCAGAGTTTGATCAAATGTTATTTAATTTACCTCTTGCAGGTTCTGCTTTTAAAAAAATATATTATGATGAAATGGAACAAAGAGCGGTATCAAAATTTGTTCCGGCAGATGATTTAATTGTTCCGTACACAGCTACCTCATTAGATGATGCGGAAGCAATTATTCATCGTGTAAAAATTTCAGAAAATGATTTAAGAAAACAACAAGTTGCAGGTTTCTATAGAGATGTAGATATTGGAAAACCTCAAGATAAAGAAACTGAAGTTGAAAAAAAAGAAAGAGAACTTGAAGGAGTTTCAAGAACAAAAGATGAAGATGTATTTACATTATTAGAATGTCACGTTGATTTAGATTTAGAAGGTTTTGAAGATTCTGATCAAGAGACTGGTGAGCCCTCAGGAATTAAAATACCTTACATTGTAACTTTTATAGAAGGATCTAATGAAATTTTATCTATTAAAAGAAATTATGAATTAGGCGATCTAATGAAAAGAAAAGTACAATATTTTGTACATTTTAAATTTTTACCAGGTTTAGGTTTTTATGGTTTTGGTTTAATTCATATGATAGGTGGATTATCAAGAACCGCAACTTCTGCGTTAAGACAATTATTAGATGCGGGGACTTTATCTAATTTACCCGCTGGATTTAAAATGAGAGGTATTAGAATTAGAGATGATGCACAATCAATTCAACCAGGTGAGTTTAGAGACGTAGATGCACCAGGTGGAAATTTAAGAGATTCATTTATGATGTTACCTTTTAAAGAACCATCACAGACTTTATTACAACTAATGGGAGTTGTAGTTAATGCAGGTCAAAGATTTGCATCAATTGCAGATTTACAGGTTGGAGATGGAAATCAACAGGCTGCAGTTGGAACAACAGTTGCTTTATTAGAACGTGGCAGCAGAACTATGTCTGCAATTCATAAAAGAATTTACTCAGCTTTAAAAAATGAGTTTAAAATTTTAGCTAGAGTTTTCAAGTTATATCTACCACAAGAATATCCGTATGATGTAGTTGGGGGTCAAAAAATGATTATGCAATCTGATTTTGATGATAGGGTAGATATAGTGCCAGTTGCTGACCCTAACATTTTTTCTCAAACACAGCGTATTTCACTTGCGCAAACAGAACTCCAGCTGGCACAATCTAATCCACAAATGCACAATATGTATTCAGCATATAGAAATATGTATGAAGCATTGGGTGTAAAAGATATTGATCAAGTTTTAATAAGACCTCAACAACCAATGCCTAAAGATCCTGCATTAGAACATATTGATGCTTTAGGTGGTGCACAGTTTCAAGCATTCCCTGGACAAGATCATAGAGCACATATAACTGCTCACTTAAATTTTATGGCAACAAATATTGCTAGAAACAATCCAATGGTTATGGCTTCATTAGAAAAAAATATTTTTGAACATATTAGTTTAATGTCTCAAGAACAAATTGAATTAGAGTTTAGAGATGAGTTAATTCAAATACAACAAATGCAAATGGCTATGCAACAGAACCCACAAATGGCACAACAAATGCAAATGCAATTACAAATGATGCAACAAAGAGTTGAAGCAAGAAAAGCTCAACTAATTGCTGAAATGATGGAAGAATTTATGAATGAAGAAAAGAAAATTACTTCACAATTTGATAATGATCCTATTGCAAAATTAAGAGCAAGAGAGTTAGACCTTAGAGCAATGGAAAATCAACGTAGAAAAGAACAGGATGAACAAAGAATGAATCTTGATAAGATGAAAACTATGATGAATCAATCAAATCAAGAAGATAAACTTGAACAAAACGAAGAATTAGCAAATTTAAGAGCTGATACATCAATTGAAAAGACAATTTTAAGTAAAACTATTCCAAGTGCAGATTCAATGATGAAAAATACCGGTAATATGGTTCCAAATATTGAAATCATGCGTAAAAGTAGTGACAACTAATAAAAAAACAGATAAAATAAAATAATTAAGGAGAAAATATGGAAAAACTAGATAAAATTAAAGAAGTAAAAGTTGGTGAGCAACAAACTGAGATAGATCCAAGATCTAAAACTACTGCAGATGGTGCTTTTAACTTAATTGGTACTGGTGGACCTGAAGAAGAAGTTCAAGGTCAAGGTGCTGTGCTTCCTGAGAAGAGAAGAAAATCAAAAGCTTACTAATATGTGGTTTCAGGCAATTAAATTAGCCGTTTCTGCTGGTAGTAAAATTTACGCTAACAAGCAGAAGACTAAAATGGCAATGTCAGACGCACAATTAATGCATGCGTCTCGTATGGCCGAAGGAAAAGAAGCTTACCAGGGGAAATTATTAGAAGCCCGTCAGTCAGACTGGAAGGACGAGGCCGTTTTGATAATTTTAAGTTTGCCCATAGGAATTTTGGCGTGGGCAGTAATATCAGATGATCCAACAGCGATGGACAAAGTAAAACTGTTCTTTGATATGTTCTCTACACTCCCGTCATGGTTCACAAATCTTTGGATCCTTGTCGTGGCAAGCATTTATGGTATAAAGGGTACACAAATATTTAAAAATAATGGAGGAAAAAAATAATGAGAAAAAAATTTGGTAATGGAACTCAATTAACAACAGCACAAAAAACTTTACCTGAAGCACTTCAAAAACTTATTAAGGGTAAAAAGAAAAAAGAAAAAAAACCATCTATGATGGCCAAAACAATTAAAGCAAAAAAATAATGGCAAAACTTTGTCCAAAAGGAAAAGCTGCGGCTAAAAGAAAATTTAAAGTATATCCTTCAGCATATGCTAACATGTACGCATCAGGAGTTTGCTCTGGTAAAATAAAACCAGGTGGTAGAAAAAAAGCTGCAGGTGGTGGTCATATGGTTGCCGGTTTAGCAAGAAGAAAAAGAGCATCGTGTGCGTAGTTATTATTCCGAAGGCGGATTAAGAAAATGGGTGAAAGAGAAATGGGTGGACATTGGAGCGCCGAAGAAGGACGGGAAATATCAACCTTGCGGGAGAAGCAAAGGCTCAAAGAGGAAATATCCAAAATGCGTCCCACTTGCAAAAGCCACACGGATGACAAAAGGGCAAAAGGCATCTGCTGTCAAACGAAAAAGAGCAGCCGGTAATCCTGGTGGTAAACCCACAAACGTAAAAACATTTACATAATGACTATTAGAAAAACTACAAAAGGGCCGGGAGCTAATTATAGACCAACTAAATCTGGAGCTGGAATGACAGCAAAAGGTGTGAAGGCTTATAGAGCAGCAAACCCTGGATCAAAATTAAAAACTGCAGTGACAGGTAAAGTTAAAAAAGGTTCAGCGGCAGCAAAAAGAAGAAAATCATATTGTGCAAGATCACTTGGACAATTAAAAAAATCTTCTGCTAAAACTAGAAATGACCCTAATTCTAGAATTAGACAAGCTAGAAGACGTTGGAAATGCTAGACAAATTTATATATAAGTTTTGTGGCTGTATTGACTTTATCTTTGATAATATTATACCTAGTGCTTATGAGAGACTCAAAAAAATTAGAATCTTTTCTTCAGGAAAAAGAAAAAGAAAATAAACAACAAAACTTGTTTAAAAACTTACGTAAAGAAGTTGAAACAGGTGCTAATGGAACTCAAAAATATGTAATCAAGAAAGGTGAAAATAAAGGTAAAATAGCAGATGTTAAATGAAGAACTAACAATATTAAATAAAATACAAAAACACTTAAAAGAATCCTATCAAAATATCGGAGATAGTATGATCGCCGGAGGTATTGACAATATGGAAAAATACAAGTATATGATGGGACAGGCACATGCCTATTTAAGAACATCACAGGAAATATCATCCCTGCTAAACCCTAAGAAGGAGAAAAAAAATGATACTGAAAGACCAGAAAATGTCGTCGACTTCGGAAGACCCAAAAGTTAAATCTGCTTTATTAGATAAATACGAAGAAGATAATAAAAAAGAAATCGACAGTTACGAACGTTTAAAAACAAAAGAATCTTCTAAATTACCTCAACCAACTGGATGGAGACTTTTAGTTCTACCATTTAAAATGCCTGAAAAAACTAGAGGTGGATTATATTTAGGACAAGATACTTTAGAGAGACAACAAGTAGGTTCTAACTGTGGTTTGGTTCTTGAAATGGGACCACATTGTTATGACAAAGATAAATTTCCTGAAGGACCTTGGTGTAAAAAAGGTGACTGGGTAATTTTTGCAAAATATGCTGGATCAAGAATTCAGATAGATGGTGGGGAAGTAAGATTGCTAAATGACGATGAAGTTTTAGCAACCATCGACAAACCCGAAGATATACTTCATCAATACTAACCAACATAGGAGGAAACTATGCAAGAAGAAAAGAAAACAGTAGATATAGACACAACTGGTCCAGCGATGGATGTAGATATATCTGAAGAAAAAAATCAAACAGAAATTGAACAACCTGAAATAAAAGAAGAACCATCTATAAGACCTGTTATAGAAGATGAAACAGTTCCAGAAGATAAAACTCATGAAAATGAGCGTCAAATTAAATTGGATAATTCATCTGAAGAACCTAAAGAAGAAAAAGAAAATGAGTTAAAACAATATTCTGAAGGTGTTCAAAAAAGAATAGCAAAGCTTACTAAAAAATGGAGAGAAGCTGAGAGACAAAAACAAGAAGCTTTAACTTATGCTGAAAGAGTTATGCAGGATAAGAAAAAAAGTGATGAAAAAATCTCGAAGCTAGAACCCGGATTCATGAAGTCTACAGAAGATTCCATTACATCTGGATTAGAATCTGCAAAAGCAAGATTAGCTGCTGCCAGAGAAGCAGGAGATATAAATGCTGAAGTTGAAGCTCAAACTATGATTTCTGAACTAGGTTATAGACAAGCTAGGTTTTTAGAAGCTAAATCAGCTAGAGAACAGGAAAATAAAGTTAGAGAAACTGAGATTAAAGAACCAGAAATTAATCTAAATAGGCAACAAGTAGCACAAGGTACACCTGATCCTAAAGCTGAGTCATGGGCATTAAAAAATTCATGGTTTGGTAAGGATAGTGCTATGACTTATACTGCTTTCGATTTACATAAAAAATTAACAGAAGATGAAGGTTTTGACCCTCAATCTGACGAGTATTATTCTGAAATTGATAAAAGAATAAGACTTGAATTTCCTCAAAAATTTGTTAATAATGAGCAAAAGGTGGAAACGGCCAAACCTGTACAGACAGTTGCATCCGCAAAAAGAAGTACTAAATCTGGTCGCAAAACTGTGAGACTCACTTCATCACAGGTAGCAATAGCTAAAAAATTAGGAGTGCCGCTAGAAGAATATGCGAAACAATTAAATATCACGAAGGAG